GGGCATGAACACAGAACCGTCGCTCAACTGCGAACAGTCGATGGGTTCGATGAACAGGTGGTCTGCGTACGCTGGCTTCTTGGCAAGGTTACGGAAGAGTTGAGTCTTGCCGATACCATGCTCACCTTGGATGAGGATGGTCTCCTCTCCGGTGAGAGATTCGATAGCGGCCTCGGCTTGCGCCAGTGATAAGAAGTCCTGCATTTCAATTAGTCCCTTGGTGTTTTGAATGAGAGTCCGGTGCGCGGATAGTCCGCGTCAGCCATAAACATGGGTTGTTCTTCCCATGAATCCCGATAACTGGATGTGTTGTTAATTGCGTGTAGTTTCTGAATCATTTCCTCCCGTAGTTTGTTGTCTGGCATTGGTACGTGCTCGTACTCACCGTATCCGTGCCCTGTTCTGTTTGGCACCCACTTACGGTTCCTACGTTCCCATTGATTCTTGATGTCATGCGCCATGCGCATGACCCCGTTGATCACTTCCTCGGTTGGTTCTTGGCGTAGCCAGTCACCGTCATACGTGCGGCTGAGGCTTATGCACCTGTGGTCTGCATACATATCCAAGTTGTCCCGACCTACCAGTGCCATGGTCACGTAAGGTTCTGATAGGCGGACGGTTTCCTTGCGCTCGTCTTTACGTTCCTTGCTCATCAAGCGCCGACCATGCGGCACGTGCCAAGACTTCTCACGTATAAGTAATCCACTCGCCGTGAACACACACTTGGCGGTGAACTCACCACGCCCACGCCTAGCCAGCGCCAGCGGCACGACCACACGCACGCCGTCCGTTGTCATCACGCGAGATTGGTATGGCGTTACTCGGTTGTGGAAGTGGGAGTCTGAATTAGACCCCGTGTGCGCGTACCACACCTCGTAGTTCCCGTTGGGTTGCGGCTTGAACAGGCGACACAGGGGTGTGTCGTACATAGCTAGATCGTAGTAGTCCGCGTCGGGTCCACGTTCCAGCCGGTAATGCGTGAACGATGAAGGTTTGCGTGGATGAAGGGACTTCTGAAACTTGGGGTCCATCTTCGCTGATCGACAAGGTGGTGCTTTGTGCCACCAGTCATCAGCACGTTGGTATGTGCCAATAGATCTAAGATCGTTGCATAGCGCGCCATAGGCCATTTCGTCCTCCCAAAGTTATTGAATCTGCGCTTCACGCATCTTGGTGATGTCGTTCTGCGCAAGTCTGCTGGTCAGCGTGACCAGTCCATCTAGGATGGCGCGTGTCCTAATTCCACGTGCCATGCCCCCATTCTCGTAACGTATCGTGAACCAGCCGCGCGGCCCGGTGGTCAACGTGACCTTCGTGCCCTTGACCGCATACCATGCGTTCACATATGCGATAGCTAAGTTCTCCCGCTCCCGTATATTCATTACTTACTCTCCCCAAATATCCGGTTGAACTGCTCGGTCATAACGGGTAGCAGACGCAGGTAGTCATCCATAAACGCCTGTATTTTTTCCCGCTCTCGGTATGCCGCGCAGCATGCGCATCCGGGTTCGTACTCCGCGCATTGCTCGCCCCAATACTCAACGAACTCTTTATCAGTCATCATTCAGCCTTTGTAATTGGTACTACCAAAGAAACAGGTATGTCCGTTTCGTAATTGGCGAACACGTTGATGTAGATGCGCCCGTCTGATACATGCACACAGATCTCTGGATCATCGAGCGTCTTGTAGCGCAGAGATATGCCGTTGGGCGACTCGACCACGGACCAGTCATTGATAATCATTCTTCATCCTCCTCTTCAATCACACTTACAAACTCGGCGTGCCAGTTTTCGTCGCCCTGCGGCAGATCCCTGCGCCCTTTGATCTCTTCAAGCGCAAGCATCTCGGCCTCGTCCTCCGACTCGGCCTCAACTTCTGCGTCGTAATGCACCTCGTAGTGCATCTCAACCAAGTACTTCTGCTTCATCACTCACTCTCCGGTTGTTGACTGGCGGACAGGATGTCCGCCAGTTGGCTAAAAAGCATGGGTCCGCGCGCTTTATCACACGCATGCCATGCGGCTAACACACACGCCTTCGTTGCCGAAGGTACGTCGTGTATCTCTTTCGAGACACGCACCGAGTTGGCGTAGTCGTCGATTACTTGCAAATACGTTTCACAGAAGGCGATGACGCGCGCCTTGCCGTTCTTCATGGCGTAGCGAAGTTGCGCTTTCGCCGCGTTGCGTTCTGCCGCGCATAGGTCGATCACGGGCTGGACACGCGCGAGTCGTTCTTTCTCCCACCGTTTCTTTACAGCGTTGGACATCTTGCGCCTTGCGTTAGCGGCGCGGGTTGACAGAATCTGGTCAGCGTACGCTCTCGTGATGTCGTTGGACAAAACTAGCGTGTTGAGTTCGCGCTCGGTCATGGAGGTGTAGGGTCGCGGCTTGGGTCTGCATTGTCTACAGATTGACATATCCATCCACTGGCGTTTCCCATCGAACAGTCCGCGTCCCTCAGACGCGGCCCGGGATAGTCGCACGCGGTACTCGCTGAGTCTGTAAAACTCTTTACATTGTCCACATTGCTTCATGAGGTGGTCCACCGTTTTTCAAAGTGGTCCTGAGAGTCAGGACGCTGGAAACCCGCACAGATACTAGCGTTGGGGGTCTTACCCCCAAGGATACCTACGTTTTTTGAAAAGCGCCACGGCAAACGGACAAACTGGAGGTGTCCGGTTATACACACATATATATATATTTTGGAAATCACTTTATATATATATGTAGGTATCTGGGGGGGTGGACGCTTGAAACCCGCATGGATACAGGCGGTTCTGGTGGTCCACGCTCCGTGGACCACCTTGCAAAACGGTGGACTAGCAAAAGTTTGACATTTTTTAGGTTCCTGCCAGTATGTTTTGGAGAACTACGGCGAAGGCCATGCCGTAGACGAAACCCCATAGCCATTCGGGTACTTTCATTTTTCGCCCTTTGAAAGATGCGCTTGCAGATATGCGCGTAGTGCGTCGTCTGCTACGCAAGCCAGTAGTTCTTCAATCGCTTCGATCTCCCAGTTTTCAACGTCAACGCTGAACTGGAGACACACTTCCTCCACCAGTTCTTTTCTGGGCAGAGTGGGTAGGACGATACGTAAGCGCTCGTCGTTCATAGGATGCCACGACCGCGAAGCCATGCGCTCGCGGCGTCCTGCTCATCCTCGCCAAACTCTACGATGGTGAGATCAAACAAGCGGTCGCTCTCCGTTCTGTCGTCGAACTCCGCGCTACTGTCGAGATCAAAGTCGGGGTCCACCGTGTTCACCGTGAAGCGCCCGTCCCAATGCGCGCGACCTGCGCGCAGTACGTCGTACGTGTCCATTCTACGTTCTCCAAAGTAACTGGCGGACAACGTGTCCGCCAGTAGGACGATTGCGCCCTCGCATGGGTCAGCCCCATGCGGCGAAGCAATCAGTAGTCGTACTGGTATTCGTGCCAGTACAGTTGGTAGAACTTCTTGGCTACTTGCCGTTGGCTCTCAACCGCTACGCCCGATACCAGCGCGCTAGCGTGTACGGGCAGTTCGCACTCATTGCACGCCGCTACTTGCGTGCCGTCCTCATGCCGCCATAGGCATGCGCCCGTGATGGGCGATTTATCTATGATGCTCCACTTCATTCTTCGTTCTCCTGTTATTGAACACGAACCATTTTCGTCAGGCGCGCGTAGCGCGCCCACACTTGCTTGTCGTTCGATACGTCGCGGATCGATATGTACTTGCCGTGAATCAGGAAGTCAGCGCCCGAGTGCCACGCTTCCTTTACCTGCGCCATTGATTTGTAATCGCGCCCGTATGCGGGCGTTACGTGTAGGTCTGCGTTGTCGAACATTCTTCGTTCTCCATTCGTCATTCGTCGCATGCGCGACGGGTTAAAAAAACTCGCGGACAAATTGTCCGCGAGTTAAGCCCGGGTTTGGGCTTTCGCATGCGCGCCGATATTGCGCGCATGCGAAAGCCCGCTCACGCTTGCGCGTGAGCGGGCGAAGCGAACCGCGCCGTGGCGCGGAGTCGGGTTATTTCGACGATGCCCGGGTACGGTCGAGCTTGTCGATTTCGGCTTTCAAGCGGTCGAGCGACTCAGTTTCGAGTTTGATGATCCGCTTCATCAGAGCCGCGACTTCATCGGCTTTCGGCTTGCCAGTCGAAGCCGGCTTTTCAGGATCGTCGAATAACTGAATCATTGCGCGCCGAACCGCCTTGCGCGCCGTGTCGCATGCGCGCTCTGCATCTTGACGCGCGCGCTCTTGAAGCACCATTGCGGCTAGGTTTTTGTCGCCGTTGAATTCCACGCGGTCGAGAGCGCCGTTTTCGATGTCGAGCGCCACTAGGGAAGCGGCGAGCGGAGCCGGATCGAATTTTGCGCCGCGTTGCCCGTCAATCAGGGTAAGCGAATACTTGGCGCAAGCCCATCGCATCAGGTACGACTCGCAAGTGTCGCGGTCGCCGATCCGCAAGTCGGCGAGTCGCTTGCGAAAGTCGTCGGTCGAGTTGGACATGTCATCGAACAACTGAAAGACGGCGCGCTCGTCAACTTGCGCCGTGGCGAGAACCTGATCAGCGGTCGCGGACAATTCGACCGCTTCACGCTTCGACTCGTCGAGGACGCGTTCGACGCCGACGCTAGTCGGTTGGGGTTGCCCGAGAGTCTCGGGTGCGGTTGGCGCGGTCGGCGCGGTTTTCATTGCGGTTTTGCTCATCATCTACTCCGAAGGGTTGGAAACTCGCGGACACTATGTCCGCGAGTCGGGCATAGGTCGCCCTACGGGATACCATGCTAGAATCGTGCCAGCCCCACCCCCTCCCCACCCCCCTCTGTGTGGCGGCGAGGCCCCCCGCCCGCCGAAACACTGTTCCACACCCACACCCCCAATTTCCAAATCCCCCTGTCCAACGCCTCGCGTCCGCTGCCGCGTCCGCTCGGCGGAAATGCCCCCATTCGTACCCCCCACCATTACTATAAAAATTTGTAATTATCCATGTCAAACGATTCACATGCTTGCATTCCCAATAGCTTGCGTGTAAAGTTGTTTCATGCTAGAGCATTTAATACACTCTCCTGCAATTACCGACACGGCTAACTTCACGCCGTTGCATACGGCTGCGCCGGATAAGATTGTGTCGGCTAAAGTGGCGACCACAAAGTGGTTAGAAGATCTGGGCGTGGTGCCCGACGCCGAACTTGAGCAGGAAGTGGCGGTTAATAGTGCGCGCAAAGCCTTTGGCTCGCTGGTAGCTACTACTGATACGGATGAGCAGCGCACGGCGCTAGCTTCAGTTAAGACTCCTGTTGCAGTGCAGCATCTGACTGGGATGCTCACCGCATATGATTGGGAGTTTGTGCAACAGGCCAAGGAACTTCGTGGCTATACAGTAGCAAAGATCGTTGAAGAAACCAAGCACACGAATCCGAGTATCCGTCTCAAGGCGTTGGGAATGCTGGGGCGCGTGACTGAGGTGGGTCTGTTCACGGAGAAGATTGAGATTAAGAAGGCAGAGATGACCGACTCCGAGTTGGAGACGCGCATTAAAGAGAAGCTCAACAGGTTCATGCAGGTTGTTGATGTCGTAGACGTATCAGATGTCTCTGAACAACTTCACGACGCTCAGCAAGGCTGAGTTGCAGGCGCTCCAGCGAGCGCTGCCCCACATGTCCCTCAAGGACAAGATGGAGTTGTTTGAGGATCTGGAGGTCCGAGAGCATCGAGCGCGCATGTCTGCCGCGCACAATTCAATTTTGGGCTTCGCCGCTGCCGTATATCCCGGGTTCAAGGTGGGCGCTCACCACCGCAAGCTGGCAAAGATCTTCCAAGAAGTGCTCAACGGCACAAAAAAGAGGGTGATTATCAACATCGCGCCGCGTATGGGTAAGTCAGAGTTCTCTTCTTACCTGTTCCCAGCGTACTTTTTGGGGAAATACCCTGAGAAGAAGATCATCATGGGCACGCACACGGCGAGTTTGTCCGAGGATTACGGTCGGCGTATACGAAATTTGATCGACAGCGACGACTACGCGCAGGTTTTCCCCCAAACAATAGTGGCAGAAGACCAGAAAGCGGCGGGAAAGTGGTCAACTAGTGCTGGCGGGCAGTATTACGCCGCAGGTGTGGGTGGTGCGCTGGCTGGACGGGGCGCGGATTTGTTTGTAATTGACGATCCGCACTCGGAGCAGGACGTAAAGATCAATTCCCGGCTGGCTTTTGATAACGCGTGGTCATGGTTTCAGACTGGACCGCTCCAGCGCTTGATGCCAAACGGCGCAATTATTGTAATCATGACCCGTTGGTCGCTTATTGACCTGACTGGGCGCTTAATCGACTACCAAACCAAGAACCAGAATGCAGATCGGTGGGAGATTGTCGAACTTCCGGCGATTCTGAACGAAGGTAGTCCCGGCGAGAAGTCACTTTGGCCCGAGCAATGGCCGCTTGATCAGTTAAAGAGTAAGAAAGCCAACATGGACCCGCGTTTTTGGAATGCGCAGTACATGCAGCAGCCCACGGCTGACACTTCAGCGGTCGTTTCTCGCAAGCATTGGCGCATTTGGCCCCATGATGACCCACCTACGTGCGAGTACATCATCCAGTCGTGGGATACGGCGTTTGAGACGAAGAACAATTCGGACTATTCGGCGTGCACAACGTGGGGTGTGTTCTATAACGAAGAGGAAAAGAACTCGCCGCAGGTGATTCTGCTGGATGCGTTCAAGGAACGCATGGCGTTTCCCGATTTAAAAGTGGCGGCGCACAAACATTGGAAGGAGTGGGACCCAGATGCCTTCATTGTGGAGAAAAAGGCAGCGGGCGGACCGCTTATCCAAGAATTGCGCAATATGGGGATTCCGGTTCAGGAGTTTTCGCCTAGTCGCGGCAATGACAAGATGGTTCGGATGAATGCTGTGTCAGATCTGTTCCATTCGGGCAAGGTCTGGGCACCAGATACGCGCTGGGCAAGGGAAGTAATTGAGGAAGTCGCCACTTTTCCTGTGGGGGAGCATGACGATTACGTAGATACGACCACCCAAGCCCTGTTACGATACCGCCAAGGTGGGTTTATTGCGCTGGATTCGGACGAACGGGACGAACCATCAATCTTTCGCCGTCGCACGGCTGCTTATTATTAGTATGGCAACGCAGAAGTTCATGGGTCGTGGGCAATTGATTGACCGTCTGTCAGAACAGATGGGGTCACGCGACGCTGCGCTCGATGTTCTACGGTCTAGGGGGCATGTTGATCAGTTTGGCAACTTGACCGAGGCTGGTAGAGCGCGTGACGCCATGACAGCCGAAGAGCGTGCGTTGGATCGGGCCAGCAAAAGGACCGGGAATCCAGCTTCCCGATTCAAGTATGATCCCGCCACTAATCGGGCAACTTTAAAAAAGAGATACTGATGGCAACGAACTTCGACAAGGCAATCTACGGTGCGCCGCAGGGGATCAATACGCTGGCTGCGCAGGAAGAGCCAATTGAGATTGAGATTGTTGATCCCGAGGCGGTCAACATCAAGGCCGGTAACCTTGAGATCAGTATTGAGAAGGACGAAGAGTCAGACAAGTTCCACGCCAACCTTGCCGATGACATCGAGCCAGACGATCTGGACATGCTGGCTGGTGAGCTAGCCGAAGCTATTGAGAACGACCGGGGGTCGCGCAAAGACTGGGAGAAGTCCTACAAAGAGGGGCTGAAACTGTTGGGTCTCCAGTATGAGGAGCGCACAGAGCCGTGGAACGGTGCTTGTGGCGTGTTCCACCCCATGATTACGGAAGCCGTTGTGCGGTTCCAGTCCGAAGCTATCACCGAGTCGTTCCCAGCGCAAGGTCCGGTGCGCACCAAGATTCTGGGCAAAGAGACGCCGGAGAAGAAAGAAGCCGCTAAGCGAGTTGAGGACGACCTGAACTACGAGCTTACGGAAGTGATGCGCGAGTTTAGGCCCGAGCATGAGCGCATGCTGTGGAGTTTACCGGCAACCGGCTCGGCTTTCAAGAAAGTGTACTTTGACCCGTCATTGGACCGCCAAGTTTCCATGTTTGTACCGGCAGAGGACATTATCCTGCCGTATGGCGCGTCTGATATGGACACGTGCTATCGGGTTACGCACGTTATGCGCAAGACCGAGCAAGAGATTGTGCGGTTGCAACAAGCCGGGTTTTATCGGGACATCACGCTGCCTGATCCTAGCCGCGAGCAAACAGATATTCAGAAAGCCAAAGATAGGGAGACCGGCTTTAGCGATCTGAACGACGACCGCTACATTATTTACGAAGTCCACGCCGATCTGGATATTGCCGGGTTTGAGGACAAGGACGAAGACGGGGAAGAAACAGGTATTGCCCGTCCGTACGTAATCACAATTGTGAAAGGCACCAATGATGTATTGGCGGTGCGGCGCAATTGGAAAGAAGACGACGAGCTTTGCCGCAAGCGCCAGCACTTTGTTAAGTACGACTACATCCCCGGCTTTGGTGCGTATGGCTTTGGTTTATTCCACCTGATTGGTGGGTTTGCCAAATCGGCTACCAGCATCATGCGCCAGCTTGTGGACGCTGGCACGCTATCTAATTTGCCCGGAGGACTCAAGTCCCGTGGGCTGCGCATTAAAGGCGACGACACACCGATTGCGCCGGGAGAGTGGCGCGACGTAGATATCGGGTCCGGGGCGTTGCGCGACAATATCCTGCCGCTGCCATATAAAGAGCCGTCAAACGTCCTGTACCAGTTGCTCTCCACTATTGTGGAGGAGGGGCGGCGGTTCGCAGCCACGGCTGACATGCAGGTCAGCGACATGTCTGCTCAAGCTCCAGTAGGGACCACGCTGGCTCTGTTGGAGCGCCAGCTCAAGGTAATGACGGCGGTGCAGGCGCGTCTGCACTACAGCTTCAAGCAGGAACTGCGCTTGCTGGCGCAGATTATTAAAGACGAGACCGACCCAGAGTATGACTACGACCCCGAGGAGGGTCCGCGCCGGGCGAAGAAGTCTGATTACAACCATGTAGATATTATCCCTGTTAGCGACCCCAACGCTGCGACGTTGAGCCAGCGGGTTGTTCAGTACCAAGCCGTCATTCAGATGGCGCAGATGGCACCGGACATTTACGACCTGCCGCAGTTGCACCGGCAGATGTTAGAGATTCTGGGTATCAAGCACGCAGACAAATTGGTGCCGCTGCCAGAGGACATGAAGCCGCGCGATCCGGTCACGGAGAACATGAACCTCATGAAGAGCGAGCCGGTCAAGGCGTTCTTCTACCAAGATCACCAGTCGCACATACAAGTGCACATGGCAATGATCCAAGACCCAACGATTGCTCAGGCACTTGGGCAGAACCCGAAAGCTCAGCAGATCTCAGCCGCTCTCATGGAGCATATCGCAGAACATGCTGGGTTCTTGTACCGCTATCAGGTCGAGCAGCAGCTTGGCGCTGCGCTGCCCAAGTACGACGATGATCTGCCGCCAGAAGCCGAGTACGCGCTGTCTACGTTGATTGCCCAAGCCTCCAAGCAGGTGGTTGACCAGAACAAAGCTAAGCAAGCGCAGGAGCAAGCGCAGCAACAAGCCCAAGATCCGCTGGTGCAAATGCAACAGCAGGAGCTACAGATCAAGCAGCAAGAGTTGCAGATGCGCCAGCAGGAGTCGCAGGCTCGGTTGCAGCTTGAGTCGCAGAAGGCACAGCTTGACGCGCAGCTAAAGCAGCAGGACATGCAGCTAAAAATGCAACAGGCGCAAGCACAGGCGCAATCGGCGCAGGCACAAGCCGCAACACAAGCTCAGCGTAACCAGCTAGATCAAGCGCGGCTTGAGTTGGATAAAGAAAAGATGGCTAGTGATAAAGAGCTTGCCGGGATGAAGATCGGCGCTCAGATACAAGAAAGCAAAGCCAAGCAAGAAGCCCAGCATGAGACTGATGGGTTACGTATTGGCGCAGACATTGCCAAGAACAAGGCGCAGATAGCCGCGCAAATGGCGCAAGCGGCCCAAACTAAAGAACGCAAGCCGGAGAGTAAGTCATGATCCATGAATTTGCCCGCGTACTGCGCGAAAAGATCCGCGACGATTTGAACAACTACGCTGATGATTTGGCTAACGGCGTGTGTCAGTCGTTTGAGGAGTATCGGAAACTCTGTGGTGTTATTCAAGGTCTAGCCATCGCAGAGCGTTACATCATCGACCTTGCTAAAAAAGTGGACGAAGCCAATGACTGATGAACTTACGCCTGAGCAAAAAGCAAAGACGGTTCCAGATCCTACGGGATGGAAGATTCTTTGCGCTATTCCCGAGATGGATAACACGTTTGACGGCACAGAAATTGTCAAGCCCGATGCGTTTATCAAACAGGAAGAGCATGCAACAACGGTGCTTTTTGTAGTGAAGCTCGGCCCCGACGCATACAAGGACAAAGCAAAGTTTGCTTCTGGCGCTTGGTGCAAGGAGGGCGACTTTGTTTTGGTACGTACTTATTCCGGTACGCGATTGAAACTCTTTGACCGCGAATTCCGTCTGATCAACGACGATCAGGTTGAGGCTGTTGTCGAAGACCCCCGTGGCATCAGCCGCGCTTAATGAGGTGACACATGGAAGAGTATAAATTCCCCGATGAGGGCGGCGTCCAAGTCACAAAAGCCAGTGACGAAGACATTGAAATTGAAATTGTTGACGATACGCCCGAACAAGACCGGGGGCGCAAGCCGCTGGACCGGGAGATTGAAGACCCAACCGACGACGAGATTGAGTCGTACTCGGACAAGGTAAAGGGGCGCATCAAAGAATTGACGCATGCGCGCCATGACGAGCGCCGTGCCAAGGAAGCTACGCTGCGTGAGAAGCAGGAACTTGAGCGCTTTGCTCAACAGCTACTGTCTGAAAACCAGCAGCTTAAACAGTATGTGGACAACGGCACCGTCCAGTATGCTGAGACTGCAAAGGCTGCGGCTGAAGCAGAATTAGCTGCTGTGCGTCGCCAGTACAAGGAAGCGCAGGAAGCGTTTGATACAGACGCCATCATTGCTGCACAGGAAGCTTTGACCGAAGCCAAATTAAAATTGGAGTCGATTAAAAATTTCCGTCCAACTCCTTTACAAACTGTTTCAGATACGGTACAAAGACAACAGCCCGTTCCCCAAGCGGTGCAACCGGACGAAAAGACACTGCGCTGGCAGGCAAAAAACCAGTGGTTCGGAGCACAGGGGTACGAGGAAGTTACCAGCTACGCACTAGGGCTGCACCAAAAACTAGTCAGTTCGGGCACCGACCCGCGAAGTGACGAGTACTTTCAGGCAATAGATTCACGCCTGCATAAGACCTTCCCTGAGATTTTTGGGGGGTCAACCTCCAGAAAACAATCGGCAGTTGTTGCGCCTGCGACACGCTCGTCAGGCACAAGGCAAGTCAAGCTGACTACCACGCAAGTTGCGCTGGCTAAGAAGTTTGGCTTAACACCTAAACAATACGCTGATCAATTGGTTAAACTGGAGAATGCAAATGGCTGAAGCTAACGCTCGTACCCCCCGTGACTTGGCGTCACGCGAAAAAACTGCTCGTGCTGTCTTCGTACCGCCGAGTTCTCTGCCAGATCCTACCCCCGAAGCGGGCTATGCTTTTCGGTGGGTTGCAACTCACGTGTTGGGGCAAGCGTCGCCAACTAACGTGTCGGGCAAGTTTCGGATGGGTTGGGTTCCGGTTAAGGCGAGTGATCATCCCGAGCTGATGGTTCAGGGTAATGCTGATGGCAATGTGGAAATTGGCGGACTTTTGCTTTGCAAAATTTCGATTGAAAAAGCAGAAGCCATGCAGGATTACTACAACGATCAGGCACAGAAGCAAATGGAGTCTGTTGACAACAACTTCATGCGTAACAATGACCCCCGCATGCCGCTGTTTGCGGATCGCAAGTCTTCAGTCAGTCGCGGCGGCTTTGGTTCTGGTATTAAATAACGGAGTTTTTTATGGCTTATCCTACGATTGACGCGCCCTACGGGCTAAAGCCGATCAATTTGATTGGTGGTCAGGTATTTGCGGGTTCTACCCGTGAAGTCCCGATTCAATACGGTGAAGCAACAAGCATCTTCTATGGCGATATCGTCAAGATTGCTCAAGGCTTTGCACAACGCTTGTCGGTCACCACTGCTGGCGGTGGTGCGGGCATGATCGGGGTCTTCCTCGGCTGTTCGTACACCAACCCACAAACTAAGCAAAAGCAGTTTGCTCAATACTGGCCCGCTAATACGCTGGCTGGCGATGGGGTTGCGATTGTTTGTGACGATCCTGACACCGTGTTCAAAGCGGTTGTTTGTTCGTCGGGAACGACTGTAGCGTCGGGCAGTTATGCAATGGTTGGTCAAAACTATCAGATGATTAACAACACTGGTAGCACCAACACTGGCAACTCGGCTAACGCCCTGTTGTACTCAGCGACGCTGACTACTTCGACGTTCCCAATGCGTGTTGTTGGTGTTGTTCCTGATACGGCAGTTGCTACGAGTGCAACTGGTAGCTCAAGCTCCACGACGATTACGTTGACCGGCTCCGGCCTGCCAAACGCAATTCTTCAGGGGTCTGATGTATCGTA